TGTACACCAGTCTGGCATACAGTTTCCCTTCTGCTGTGAATTCTTCAGTCATGTTTAAAGTTCTCCTTCGATAATCAATCCGAAGAGGTGGTCATGCTCATCGTTGATTGCGCTCTGCTCGGCGAGGAGCAGGCCTTGTTGGGCGATAGTCTCTGCTTGCTGTGCAATGATTTTATCTTGGACGGTTGAATATTCCTGATATGTCATTGCCTCTGCATCTGCGATGTATGTCATCACAGTCTCGCCAGTCTCGGCGTCTGTGTACGGCACTTCGCGGATGTTAGTGTTGATGACAACTTGGTCTGGGAGCTTCTCGATAGCGTCTGGCTTCCGTGTACCGTAGTTTGTGTCTGTGTGAGTCTGACTCATAGATTGTATGCCTTCCGTGTCTTCTTGCGTTTCGGAACTATGCTCGGCACAATCTCATAGATAGACGCGAAACAACGTGCCTGTATCCTGAGACGCACTGCTTTTGAGCAATGGACGCCCCATCCAACATATGCCGCGATTGTGCTCCTCATTGAATCAGTAAGGAGGAACCCAGCCTGTAGTGTTTTGAGGACGTGCCTGCATTTCCTCTGAAGTCTCAACCACGTGCTCTTTCTCAGCATCACAATATTATCCTTGATGCGATATCCGAGGAAGTCGACATATCGGTCTTTGACTGGGAATATCTGCCAGTTGTCCTTTATCTCGACGTAGAGATTGCGCAAGAAATACCACTGGACTTCTCGGAACACTCTGCGGAGCTCGTCCGGGGAGTCGCCGAAGATGACGATGTCATCCATATATCTCACATAGTGCTTCACGTGGAGTTCTGTGTGCACCCATACGTCGAACCATGATAAGTACAGGTTTGCGAAGTATTGGCTCAGATAGTTTCCGATTGGTAAGCCCTCTGGCTCACTGTCGATTATCTCGTAGATGAGTTTCAGCAACTCGTAATCCCCAACGAGCTTTCCTATCTGTTCCTTGAGAACTGCATGGTTGATGTGCGGGAAGTACTTCTTGATGTCCAGTTTGAGACAGTATTGTGTCCCTTCTGGGTCGTCACGAAGGATTCTTCGGACGCGCCGAAGTGCTGTATGTGTTCCACGTTTCGGGATTGCCGCGTGTGTGTCGGCGGTAAACCTTCGCATGAACGCCTCTTCGAGCTGAAGCATGATTGCCCAATGGACGATTCTGTCTGGGTAGTAGGGAAGTTTCGCGATGAGTCTTTCTTTCCCTGCATCATTAATCCGCTGTTTTCGATACGGTGATGTTCGGTACGTTCCGTTCAGAAGTTCTTCCTGCAATTTGTGGAGAAGTTCTGTTTTGTTCTTCTCGAACTCTTGGACTGATGTATAGAAAGATTTTCCCTGCTTCGCTCGTGCGTGAGCGATGGTGAGATTTCCTATGTTCGCAACGTCTGCGAGTGTGGCTTTGCTGTGATACATTGATTCGTGGTTTTTCGTCTGCAGAAATAGATGCGGGAATGTTTCGTCCTTCAAGACTACTTATCCCGCAGAGAGATGTGGATTTTTACCGAGGGGTAAGGGGCTGTTGTGTTTGAGTACTCTCTATGTTTTCTATTCCGTTGGCGTGCGCCAATATTCCAATTCGAATTCGACACTGCATTATTCACATTCAGAGTGAAAAGACCTGCTATGCCTGAAGCATTATTCACATTCGTGCCTGAATTGCAGTAGTGGCGACTGCGTGTGCCCCTGTCTGTGGCGCATGAGTCAGTCATGCGCGAATTGCTACTTCATGTTCTCACCTCCTGGTGCTCTGCGCTTCCTTAGTCTACTGAGTGAGCGCGCAGGCGCGCGCCAACATACCAAGCCGAATACGACACCGCATCAGCCACAGCCAGAGCGAAAAGACCCGCCACGCCCGAAGCATCAGCCACACCCGCGCCCGAAGCGCAGCATCTGTCTCCAGTTGAAGACCATGCCGCATCTGCGAAGAATGTAGATGCACTTCCTCCGGCAGCCGCAGTCGGTACGAGCGGCAGGTTTCTGTTGCCTGAGACTTCGGTGATGTAGCTCTGCGACATGTTTGTCGGAGTGCCTGCGTTGACTGTAATCCATCCTGCGGGAGCTCCTGCGAATGTTCCGGAGGCTATTGCATAGTGCAGAGCTGCGTCGAATGCGACCTTCCACGAACCGCCGTTGAAGATGGTTTCGCCCCAGAACTGCCACTGTTTGCCGTACCAGTTCATGATGCCTAACGTCATACAGCAGGTCGTGTAGTTGGCTGTCGTTCCCTGAGTCCATCCTCCGGTTGGTGAGAATCCGGCGTTCACCGCACCTAATGCAGATGCGCTTCCAGAACCTGAGTTCAGTCCGCGGACGATGTCCTGCATGTTTTTTGTCATGTACACGAAGAGGTGCAGGATTCCGACGAGCATCCGTTCCGGTGCATTCGTGATGCCGTAGGTGTTCTCGTCCATTCCTGCCCCTCTTGCATGTGCCTGGTTGTAGAGCCAATCGATGTTCTGTGTGTTCGACGGCACAGAGCTCGAAGAGATGCTTCTCAGCCACCCTCCGGAGCTCAGGCCGTTGAATACTCCGATGTAGATGTGCTTCCTGTCACGAGCGCTGAATGTGTGGGCTGTGACTGCGAGTGAGGTCGGTTTTCTCTTGGAGAACTGAATATCCCAGTAGCTTGAATTGTCGATTACGTCCCAATAGAGGCGGTCGATTTCGAGCATGAAGTCGCCGTCTGCCCCTGTCAGGTCGACGACGTTGCCGTCGAGGTCCTGCGCGAAGTTGGATTCGTTGACATAAGTCACTTTGGAGAGGTTCTGCTTGGCTAAGCAGTGCCGTGCATACTGTTTGATGATTGCTTCCCGGCTTGCCTGTGTGCTAAGGTCGTCCAGGGGGTTTGAAGAATAGACTTCAAGGACTCCAGTCCCACTGGTTGCTGACTTGTTTTTGTACAGTCTTACGGTGTACACAGGGGGTTCAATCATCACTGCTGTTATCCTGTGGTTCTCCATCATATCTGAGAATATGTACTTCTCGACAGCACCCACTGATTGCCCATCCACTAATACGTCTTGGATGATGTATGCTTCAGAGAGTGGTTGGATGGTTGCAGTTATGCTCCCATGCGGCCCTGTGTACTGAGTGTCAAGCGTGATGAGTCCATTCTCTGGTTGAGATATGAATACTGTGTGCGTTGGGTACGCTCCACCCCCGTTAATTACGACAGCTGTCTGCGAGATTGCATATGCGATTTCGTTGACGTATGTTCCTGGCTGCAGCCCAGTGAATCCATCGAGATATCCTTCGATGATGATGGTGTCGGTCGCCGCGTCCCAGAGTCCGAATGCTGCAGGAGAGTTGTCTTTGACCCATTCTGTGCCGTTGAATCTAACTGGGTCATGGTTTGATACTCCTTGAGCAATGAGTGCCCGATCGACTGGGATGAAGACCGAGTTGGTAAAGTTGTGTTTGGCGCCGGCGATTCCACACAGGTCTGTGTATTGGCGCTCGTCTGTGATGTTATCCTGGATGATGGATGTCACTCCAGGTCCAACTCTGACTTGTGCCAGGCTGATCTCATGGTACTCATTATCTCTTGTGAGTTCTGGTGCCACGGGGTTTTCTGCAGGGGTTCCTTTAATGACGAATGCATCGATGTTTCTGTCGATGTTCCGTGACAGGCGGAGTACTACTCTGTCGATGCGGCTGAGTGTTGCGTGTGCGTCATCGATTCCGATTCCATAGGGGAAGTCCTCGACATCTACGCTGTATCCTGCAATGTAGGCTCGACCGAGTCCGATTGTGACAGACATTGTTGTCGGGTCTGTTGCTTTCACTTCAAGCTCGTCACCAACTCCTCTCACGTAGCCTGAGCTCATCGAGTCAAGCATGAGAGATGAGAAGTGTTTCTGGCTGTAGAATTTGCCTTTTGCGAAGAATTGTGAGTTCAGTGGCATTCTTTTGTTCTGATTCCGGTGTTACCCTTCGGCAGGGTGGTCACTTTCTCTGCGACGGGTTTTTCGTCGCATCTCGTAGCACTCTCAGGACGTCTTTGAGTTCGGCCCCAAC